TATATATTTTAGAATGAGTTGTAAAATTAGGGGTAGAATTTTGAAAGTCAGCGATGTTCAATCTTTTAGGCTCAGTTTGATCGTCTGTCCAATATAAAACATTATCTATAACACTTACGCCGGTTATTAGATTTTCTTTTCTAAAGTTTAAAAAGTTTGATATTGCCTTGCTTTCAACCAAGAGAGGCGAAACAGTTTTATCTGAGTCTGAAAATTGCGCTACAACGCTAACTTCGTTAGAGGCTATAAACCAATATATCTTATTAGTCAACGTGTCTACAAAGCTGCCTATACATATGGCATTAGTTAAACTATTAATATAATCACTTCCCCATTCTATAAACGAAGATGTAGATGGATTATATGTTTTGTTTAAAACCTCAGTATTACCTTTTATATTTTGTAAAGCACCCGTATCCGATCCTTCAGATGTGGATATCTCTAAATTTAAAGCATCTCTATACTGGCCTTCTGGTATTAGTCTTTCGTCTTGGTCTTTGTTCATTTTACCGCCACGAAAGGTGTGCAAGAATTCTGCCATATTAATGTTTTATTTGCTTAGATTTACCTCTCATTATTTGAGTAATCTCTTCTAATTTTATATTTGATAATCTTAATTTAGCATTTCTTTTTGCTGCAGATGATTCTTTTTTAAATCTTTGCACGACATACTCTGGTATGTTCGGCCTAACGGATAAAATAGCGTAAGCAATATACTTGTACAAAGCTTCTTCTGCTAATTTATGAATTACCATTTCTTCATCTGTAGCTAACCCATCTGAAACGTATTTTAAAGTAACAATACGGTTGCACATGTCCGAGCTAAATCTAATTAACCCCTGTATCGGGTCTATAAAGAAAACACCATTGGATTGCATGTATTGAGGATCTAATCCGTATCTTTGCCCAATATTGCCTCTTTTAATTAAATCTGACTCACGTTCGCTTAAATCGTTGCCGCTTCCATTGCCGCGTTGCCTAAAATCATGCCACGTATTAGACTCTTGAGACTCTAAGATTTCTCTATTCTGCTGATCAAACAAGTATTCGTAATTATGATCTTGAAGTATTGGTAAAGGGTTACTTGTTTTGGAAGTTGGATATATGATACGCTCAACCCCGTTATCGTTCCATGTTAATTTTACATAGTTTACGTAATCCTGTGGTAAGACAAAGTATAGCTGTGGCCCAACCTCTATCTCAACAGATTTGTTTGAGGGTAATATGTCAAAGTTAAATTCTTGTATACCACGCATTGCATGGAACAAGACATCAGTTCTTTTTATTTTGCTAATTATTTTTCCTTCGCCAATATAAGAAATCATAAAGTTATTAATAACATCCTTTATGGTTGTAAATTGGTAATCACCGTAATTTTCATCCCAACTGTTCCACTGGCCATCCGCGCCGAGATAATATTGTTCGTTATTTTGAGTAAGTAATCCCATTTATTATGATTTTTCTTGTTGTGTATTCCTAACCTCTTCTTGAGTTGCGAGTTGATTAACAGCTAGTTCTTTCGCTGCTAAGCTTGCTAGTTCAAGCACCTTTATAACCAATTCAGTTTCCTCAGAGGCGTGTAGTTCAAAATCAACGGAATATGTTGAATCATATAAGGCTTCACCTAATACCATTTGTTATTTCCATTCAACTTTAGCAGGCTGCTTTATATACGTTAAATCTACGTCTAGTTGTATTTCTTGATCTCCATATACTTTAAGGCCTCTGTTGTCGGCTACATATATAGGTCTAACGTTTTTGGGTTTTGTAAGTGGAGAAGAATTTATATATAAAAACTCGTTTGCATTAATCCTTTCTACAGTGACTTCCTCTATTGTTGTTTGAGGTGTTTGTGGCCCTAGAGCAGGATCTAGTATTAATTTTGTTGTAGAATTTTTATATATTATAGTACCAAGGCGGTACATATCTTGCGGCAATGTAAATGAGCTATCCGCTATTGAATACGTAAGATTATCACGTTTTTCAAATATAGCTATTTTTTCATTAAGTAACTTTAGCATATCTGAATATTCAGTATCATTACCTGGTAATCTACCAAATTGATTTATATCGTAAAAGTATTGCTCAAATAAATCTAACTGCGCTTGATTTGCAAATAAATTAAATTCCTGAGGCGTAACATACCCTCGTTGTTCTTTGTTGAGTATTGATAATACTCTTTGATAAACAGTATCTATGCTTACAGCCATATTCTATTATTTATAGTAATTAAGCCACCCCAAAGATGGCTTAACCACTATGAGTGACTATTAAAGTCGTTTTTCAATTGCCTTGTAAACCTCAACGCCGTCGTCTGTTTTAAACCAAGCAGCTAATGCTGAATATGGGTTTTCATCAAACGGTATAGTTAAAAGTTTTCTTTTGGCATCACCATATGTAAATGTTCTTTGATCCGCGGATAGCTGAATAATTCTAGCTTCAACCGCTTTAATACCAAAGTTTCTTAATTGCACATTGTCATCTTGAGCCAGCTCTGTAAATAACAATGGATTTCTTTTAGCAAAAATTAATCCATCTCTTTTTAATTCACTGCTAGACAGATCGTTTACTTTATTTCCAAACTCAACTCTTAATATAGCTTCTAGCTCATCAACACTAAGTGATTTAGCTAAATTTAAAGCCGCTATCTCCGCTTCAATCCAATCTAATTGGTTTGCTGCTTGTTGGGCTGGTTTGTATTCTTCGTAAACTTCATTTCTAAATGGATGATATAAAGAAAGTAATTTTTGTAAAACTTGGTTTTCTTTTGGTACACGCAGCGCGCCATCTCTCATTACAATTCTACCCAGTGTAGCTGGTCCTTGTTGTTCATCAGCAAATGGGGACCTTTGATTGGTGGCATATTTTAGCTCTCTTTGATACCCTTGCTCCTCGTCAAACCAAAGTAACGGTCGCTTAGCTGTATGCCGTGAAGGTATTGTAAATACTAAAGGTCGCTTATTGCTTTTTAACGTGTATAATCTATCTTTAATTTCCCAACTAGGTTTAGTTGGTTGTGCTGCTTCTTTTTTTGCAACAATTGGCTGAGGTGCAACCTCAATTGTTTCTTCTGCTTTAGCTTTCTTAGCCATAATATAATATAATAAAAATGTTAATAAAGGTAATAACTACCCCCGTAGATTCAACGAGGGTAATTACTACATTAAAGTAATACTAGACTGTTGATTTCAACAATACGAAGTTGTTAGCAGCTTGTACACATAGTGCTCTTTCAGATAAGAAATGAACATTCATTTCATCTGCGTCACTTGTGAAGTTACCACCAACTGAACCAGTTACCCAAGACTTTAATCTACGGTCATCAGCTTCAGAAGCTCTGTAACGGATGTGTAGGAATGGTCGAGAGATATTTTTTCCTAATTGTTGATCATAAACTGTTGAAGTTCCAGCTGGTACCAAAACGCCATCCACATCAGCAACTAATCCACGAGTAGTAGAATCGTTTAGATATTTCCAGTCAGTTTTATAGAAGTCATAAGAACCTCTACGGAATCCAGAGAACCCTAAGTTCAACGCCATATCTGCAGAGTTGTCAAATACACCGTAAGATGTACCGCCAGCTCCGTAGGTATTTTGGTTTGCAAGCATGTTGTCAATAGACAAAGAAGTTGTTCTATCTAAGAAAAGCATGTTTTCTTCAATAGCTCCTTGCTTATCTAGCTCAGCTAAAATAGTGTCGAATTCAGCTAGACCTGGGCTTGGTGCACCACCAGCAGCGGCAGAGGCTCCAAAATCAGCGTCGTTGTATACAAGACCACGAGTTTCCAGTACAGAGAATAAACCGTCAGAACCAGTGATTGTTCCACCACCACCAAATCCAGCAGCTTGTGCAATATCTCTTGTTGTTCCGTCAATGTTTAATGATTTCTCAGCCTCTACCATAGCCATTTCAAGTTGATCTTCAAAACGGATACGAGCTTCGTGCTCAGATTTTAAGTACCAAAGGTAACCAGATGTTCCAGCTTCAGTAGTTACTTCTACCCAACCAATTTGAGCAACATCAGAACCGTTTACATTATACTTGTCACGCAAGATAATTGGTTTGTTGTTGAAAGTTGTGAAAGAAGCGTCAACTGAATTACCAGCTTTTTCAGTTCCTTTAGAGTATTCAGATCCGTAAACAAATACTTTTACGTCGTCACCGGTAACTGTAATACCAGATACCTCACCGTAAGTGTCTACAGTTACAGTCTGACCTACTACGTCTTTTACATAAGCTTTTTGAGTTGTAAATCCTTTAGACACAACAATTGTCATTCCTTTTCCGATTAAGTGACCGACTGGGAATGTAAGGTTAGTTGTATCTACTACTGTTACATCGTCATAAGCGATATGTAATCTACCTTGCTCAGACCATACTACTTGATCAGAAGCCATAGGCATTTCAGCCCCAACCATACGTAAAAATCCAGAGATAGTACGGTTACCGTATCTCTCTACTTCTTTTTCGTATACTTCAGGTAGAAATTGTTGTGTAAAATCCATCTCTCCTACAGAAAGATAGTTGTCACCGAACAACCCTTTAATAGGGCGTGGAGTTAAGTGACTTAAGTTTGCCAACGAGGTTGGCGAAGTTGCAAATGCCATTTTATTATTTTTTAATGGTTAATTATCTTTTTTTAATTTTCAACTTTGAACCACTAACACTATTGTTTGGAACTGCACGTATTTGCCAACCATTTGCCGTAGTAACTTTCTCATGAGTCCCTCTCGGATCCATATCTACGTTTTTAGATTTTTCAATACTGCTTTTCATTGCATCAGCTTTACCTTGTTCGTAAAAGTGATTAGCAACAGCATCAGCATTCATTGCTGTAAATAGAGATTTGTGATATCCCTTAGCGTCTATCATTTCATTTTTGTCGTTCAAGAACTTCTTGACGAAATTATTGATGTCGCTTTGAGTGTCTTTAACCTCCGTGGTATCTTTAACTTTAAACCTATACTTTTTGTCTCCAACAGAATAATCAAAACCTTTGAAATTCTCACTAAAAACAGTATCAGTTTGCTGTAAAAATATTTTTGCTTGTTGTTCGTTTTCCTTTTTAACGGTTTCTTGTTCTTTATTGTACCTACTAAAAAAGTCAACGGCTTTTTGTTGTTCTGGATTTAATTTTGACCCAGCTTTAATTTCTTCGTAATAATTGTTTTTAAGTTTTTCAAGATGTTGCTTTGCTTTAGCAGCTTCTTCTTTAAAAGCAATTTTAGCTTTACGTATTTCTTTTGGCTCGTCTAACTCTTCGTCATATGAAAAGTCTTCCATAAGAAGTTCTATGTCTTCTTTATCTAAGTGAGGTTTAGTGGTTTCATAATATTCTTTAATAAGCTGTGCTTCGTTTAATGCAGAATAATCGGTATTAAGCTTTACATAGTCTTCTAAACTTCCGCCTGTGTCATTCATAAAGTCAACAACTTTTTGAATATTTTCTGGCAAATCAATGCCAGCGTCGGCTTGGACTATAGCTTGTTCAACTTGCTCAGTGAGCTGCTCTACTTGTTCAACAACTTCTTCTTCAGTTACTTCTTCGAGAACAGTTGATTCTTCTTGTTCGGGCTCCCGTACTTCTTCAACCACTTTTTCGCTGTTGTTACTGTCTTGGGATTTTCCGACAACAGCATTGCTGTCATCTGTGCTTTGCTCTTGAACGGCATCTTCTTTATTGAGTTTAGTAAAATCTACTTTTATTGTGCCTTCATCATCCTGGGATACAGGCGAATCTACATTTTGCTCTGGTGCTTTATTTTCAGCAGCAGGCTGCTCTTGGACTTCCTCTTGGGAGTCAAGAACCTCTTCTTGGTTTTCTAACATGATAAAATATTATATAATTATTACTATTATTATTACCTAGGCTCGAAGGAACCTAAGTCAAATCCTCCGCCAATGATGTCGTTTCCGCTAGATTCGAAGCTTTGAGGAGGCGTATTGTTTTTTCTTTGCTCTATAAGTTGGCTTTGTTGCGTTGCTTGCAGCTTTGTTCTTTCGTCTTTTCTGTCTTCTTTTTGTGTTTCTTTCTGTGCTTGACCTGATGTCTCTACGCCTTTTAATTGCATATTATATTGAAATTCCTGAGCCATCAATTCTTTTTTAGCCGCAACCTCAGCTTGCATTTTTTGCAATTCAAAATTATTTTCCATTTGTAACAGCTGGGCTTTTTGAGACGTTAAAGCTTGATTCTTTTGCACTTCAGCAGCGGCAGCTACTTCTTGAGCTTGCGCGTTTGCTTGCGCTTGAGCTTGTATATTCTGCTGTTGTATTAGCTGGTCTTGCTCTTGCTTACGCTTTCTACGTATTTTTAAAACTTGATTTGCTAACTTTATATTTTTAATTTCTCTTATGTCAATTGCATCAGATAGATCTATAAGGCCAGCTGACA